TCCAAAATCTATTGACTTTCTGAAGCAATATTATATTTCTCAAGAACATCAGGGCGGTGCTACTGATATTGTTGAGAATTTAGACCAGTATCTTAAATTTGACAACCTTACTCCAGAGGTTGTTACTGGATACACCAGTTTGACTGCTGGAATTTCTTCTACTGCAGATACAGTTCAGGTTTCTACAACCAAAGGATTTCCTAATGAGTATGGTCTGTTTAAGATTGGTGATGAAATTATAACATATACTGGAAAAACTGCGACTTCTTTTACAGGATGTATTAGAGGTTTTAGTGGTATTTCTTCATATCGTTCTCCTTTAGATGCCGAAGAACTCATTTTTAGTGACACTACTGAAGCAGTTCATGCCAATGGTGCAGTTGTACAAAACTTAAGTGCTTTATTTTTAAAAGAGTTTTATAGAAAATTAAAATATTCTTTTGCTCCAGGTCTTGAGGACGTTGATTTTGTAGATGACCTAGATGTCAATAACTTTATCAAGGAAATAAGAAGTTTATATGAGTCTAAAGGAACTGAAGAATCCTTTAAAATCTTGTTTAAAGTTCTTTATGGTGTAGATGCGAGGGTAATAGATTTAGAAAATCAATTATTAAAACCATCAGCAGCAGAATTTAGAAGAAGAGAGCAAATTGTAGCTGAGGTAATCTCTGGAGATCCTAGTAGATTAATTGGACAAACTATTAAAAAGTCCACTGATAGTACAACTCAGGGATCTATATCTGAAGTAGAAATTTTTACACGTTCTGGAATCGGAACTTATTATAAAATTGGATTGTTTGTCGGTTTTGATGATAGGGAAGTTCTTGAAGGCACATTTAAAGTTCAACCATCCACAAAGGTTTCAAATCCTGTAAGTGTTGGTGATTCAGTTGTAACAGTAGATTCTACAGTAGGGTTTGCCCAGACTGGTAAAGTTATTTCTGGAAGAAATACTATTGAATATACTGAAAAAACTGTAAACCAATTTCTTGGTTGTAGTGGGATTGGCACTGCTATCCCAGTTAAGACAGACTTGAGAACTGATGAGGTTTATATTGGATATGAGGATGGTGATTTAACTAAAAAAGTAGAACTTCGTCTTACTGGAGTACTGTCTAAATTTGAAGAGACTAAAGATATTCTTCTCTCAAATGAAGGTCAAAAAATATTTGTTAAGAATGTTGGTGAGAAAATTTTAAATCCAGAAGTAGATAAAACTGACAAACAAATCTTTGCTAATAGTTGGATATACAATACTAGTTCAAGATTTCAAGTAGAAAGTTTTACTGGTTCTTCTGCCACATTAAAGAGTGAAATTGACAAGTCCAGTCTCAAGGTTGGAGATTCTGTGGACATTCTGAGAGGATCCACAGAGACAGTTCTTCATAGCAATGCTTCAGTTGCTACCGTTGATGCTACCAATAAACAAATTACTCTTGATAATCTTTCTCCTTTTTCTCCAGTCTCGACTGAAATCTATACAATTAGGAGAAAATTAAACACTGCCACTAGTAGTGGCACTCAACTTTTCCATGGTGATAATAAAATCGTCACTGATGTCCAGAACGTATATACAGATAAAACGCACGCTTACGTAGCATCTAACTCTCTTCCTTCTTATGAAATCACAGAGTCTTCTTTAAGTGCATCCATACCTTCAGCAAGTGGTAATGCTCTTCAAGGATTTAATTCAACCAGTCTAAAATACAGTATTATATCTTTTGCTTCTGCAGTTCCATTCAAAACTGGTGATGAAGTCTTCTATAGACCCTCCTCAAACGCCCTTGTAGGCGTCTCTGAGGGGATTTATTACGTCAAAGTACTATCTTTACCCAATCAAATTAAACTGTTTGCTTCCAGGTCTTTAATAGAATCTGGATCTTCAATAGAATTTGCTACAGGCGGGGAAGGAACTCACACATTTATTCTCTCTAGTCAAAAAAGTGATAAAATTTACCCTAAAAAGGTACTGAAAAAATTCCCTTTGAATAGAAATATTAAGGATGGTAAGGGAACTTTAACTTCTCCAGGATCCACTGGAATGTTAATTAATGGTGTTGAAGTTATTAACTATAAATCTAATGATAAAATTTATTATGGTCCCATTAAAAATGCAAGACTTTATAATGGTGGAACCAACTATGATGTAATCAATCCACCAACCATTGAGGTTGCGGCACCTGGATCCGGTCACACTACTGCTCTCATAAATCCCGTAGTTCGTGGAAGTGTATCTGATGTTAAGATTGATCCACAAGATTTTGACATTGTAGACGTTGTTTCTGTAACTATTACTGGTGGTAATGGATCTGGCGCAGTATTAGAACCTGTATTAAGAACAAGATATCGTGAAATTGAATTTGATGCTCGCTTAACTGCTGGTGGAGGATCTATTGATAATAGTGAAGATACTATTACATTCAAAAAACCACATAATCTTAGAAATGGTGATGCGGTTGTTTACAGTAGAAATGGGAATAATGCTATTGGTATAGGAACCTTTAAAGGTTCTAATAGTCATCAAGATAAAGCATTAGCGAGTGGATCTGTTTACTTTGCTGAAGTTGTAAATACTACGACAATTAAACTTTATGAAACTTTTGAAAATCATGCAAGTGGAATAAACACAGTAGGATTTACTACCACATCTCAAGGCACTCATAAATTTAGATTATTTGATGGAAAGAAAAATATAAGTTCTATTAAAGTTGTAAACCCAGGTAGTGGTTACGAAAATAGAAAATTAAAGGTAAAGTCTGAAGATATTTCTTCTGTAAGCGATACTATTAATTTTAAGAATCATGGATTCAGTGATGGTGATAAAATTGTTTATACTACGGACAATACTGCTGTCACTGGATTAACAACCACAGTTCAGTATCAAGTTTTAAAACTTGATGACCATTCTTTTAGACTGGCAAACGCTGGTGTTGGTGGAACTAATACTACAGATTATATCAAAAAACAGCATGTTAATATCACTGGTGTAGGAACTGGAATTCAAAACTTTGCTTATCCAGATATAACAATCACAGTTAATGCGGAATATGATGGAGTAACTGGTGTAATCACCGCAACTCCATCTGTTAGAGGAGAGATTATTGACTTATATCTTTATGAAACTGGAACTGGATATGGATCAACAGTTCTTAATTTCCACAAAAAACCAACTGTTACTATAAAAAATGGTAAAAATGCTGAACTAAAACCACTCATTGTAGATGGAAAAATATCTTCAGTTCAAGTCACAAATCCTGGTGTTGAATATTCTTCCGCTCCAGATCTTGTAGTTGAAGGTGAGGGTATTGGTGCAGAACTTAGAGCAATTGTTTCGGGTGGTAAAATAACTAATGTTGTAGTTATTACTGCTGGTGCTGGTTATGATCAGAATACTACCTCAATAAAAGTTACGTCTGCGGGTGTAAATGCTCTGGTTGATGTTGAAGTTAGAGATCTTACTTACAACACACATAGTAGATTTGGTGATGAAATTCTTATTGAGGAGAGTGAAAAGTTAGCATATGGTTTCGTTGGATATTCAACTAGTATTGGTTCTAATACCTTTGGAGATGTTGGCGGCACACACTCCCCAATTATTGGTTGGGCATATGATGGTAACCCCATATATGGTGCCTATGGTTTCTCTGATGCGTCAGATATAAACTCTGGTGTTAAAATTTTAGCAAGTGGATATGAATTAAGAACATCTGAAATTTCTAACAGACCTGAAGGATTTGTTTCTGGATTCTTCGTTGAAGATTATAAATTTACTGCTTCTGGAGATCTTGATGAGCATAACGGTAGATATGCCAAGACTCCCGAATATCCAAATGGAGTTTATGCTTACCATGCTTCTATTACAAGTGACGGTAAGAATAGCAAATTCCCATACTTCTTAGGTGAAAGTTATTCTTCAGTATTAGAAAGTCAAACTCTTAATCAGGAATTTGATTTCAATTCTTCAGATTTGAGAAGAAATACTCTGCCATATGTTGTAGGTGATAAATTTGCAGATAATGACTTTATATTTGAACCTAATGAAGTTTTAGTTCAAAGTGCAACTATTGATTCTATTACTAAGGGATCAGTATCTGATTTAACTATTAAAAACCCAGGATCAGATTATAGAGTTGGAGAACTTGGATCATTTGATAATACTGATACAAATGGTGGTGGTCTTTCTGCATTCGTTAGTGAGGTTACAGGAAAGTCGATTGTAGATGTAACTACTACCATTGAGAGTCATCAAAATGCGGTTCTTGTCTGGGAAAAGAATGGCACAGTATCGGTAAATGTAGATCCTTCTCATGGATACTTTAATAATGACCAGATTGCAGTTTCCGGACTCTCAACCTTCATTCCAGGATTAACAAAATCTCATAAAATTGGTGTTTCTTCAGAAAGAACTAGACTTTCGGTTGAAGTGGCAGCTAACTCTACAGTTGGTTTTGTTACTGATATTTTTGTTAATAGAATTGTTGACTCTATTTCTGTAGGCAGCACTCTGGGCATTGGTACAGAGACTTTATCTGTTTTGGGTACATATCCAGATAAAAAGGTCGTAAGGGTCTTGAGAGGGATTGTAGGTGCCGCACATACAGCAAAAACTGAAGTATTTGTATCTCCAAGTAAATTTACTTTACCAGTGAATGCTTCTTACTTTGATTCTTCTACAAATGATAAATTATTTTTCAATAGTATTCAGTCTGTAGGTGTTGGTACAACAACTGGATCCGGTTCTTCTAAAACATACTTTATTGGAAGTCGTCATTATGACATTTCTGTTCCAATTAGAGGAATTTACTTACCCAATCACCCTTTCAAGACCGGTCAAGAAGTCACTTTTGAAAGATTTGCTGGTTCGCAAGGATTTACCGTTTCTAACAGTCCTACAAGCCCAACTTTCAGCATCCCTCTAAGTGGAAATAGTCAATCTCTCTTTGTAGTTAAGAAAAATGATGATGTAATTGGACTTTGTACTCAGGTAGGACTCACCACAAATACTGACGGTGTTTATTTCAGAACCATAGTTTCTAATGCTGATAGTAGAGACTTCAGATATTCTTTAACTTCAAATAAAACTCAAGTAACTGCTAAGGTAGAGAAGATTAAAGCAAAAGTTGCTGTTTCCACAGCACATGGTCTTAATAATGGTGACAACATTAATTTAACTGTCAATCCTGAAGAATCTGTCGGTATTGGCACATCAGTCTCGGTATATCTCAAGTATAATTCAGCAAATGATAAGTTACTTGTTAATCCTATCGGATTCACCTCTGCTGCAGTAAACACCTCCACAAACAGATTGACTCTTACTGAGCATGGTCTCAGGACTGGTGATAAGGTATTTTACGATTCCGATCTCATTATATCTGGTCTTAACACAGGATCTTACTTTGTTTACAGAATTGACGATAATACTATTAATCTCACAAACACAAGATTTGAGGCAGTTTCTACGCCACCAACGGTAGTTAGTTTTGGATCTATTGGTGGATCCAGTCAAGAGTTGTCTCCAATTAACCCAAGACTTAATGTCGTCAGAGATAATAATTTAATATTTAATGTAAATGATGCTTCTTTGAGTGGTTATGACTTCAAACTTTATTATGATCGCGATTTTAAAAATGAATTAGTTTCTATTGGATCTTCTACAACATTCAGCACAGTTGGTGTAGGCACTGTTGGAATAGCAAATACTGTTACAGCATCTACAGTTACTCTTAACTTCCACAAAGATCTACCATCAAAAGTATATTATCAGTTAGACAAAGCGGGTTTTATCAGCACTGCTGATACTGAGGTTTCAAATTATTCTGAAATTAATTTTGTTGATAGTACTTATAAAGGTTCTTATGAAGTCACTGGTGTTGGACAAACAGTTTTCTCGGTTTCTTTAAATAGTGTTCCAGAAAAACTTAATTACTCCCAGTCAAATACTAGTGTATTAAAGTATTCTACATCATCACCAAGAGCTCTTGGTGGTATTGAAAAAATGAATATTACCTTTGGTGGAGCTAACTACAAAAAACTTCCTAGATTTGTCAGTATTGCTTCAACTGCGGGTATAAATGCTGATATTATTCCAACATCCACCACCGTTGGTAGAATTAATCAGGTTACAATTCAAGATCCTGGATTTGATTTTTCCGCAGATAAAACTTTAAGTCCAGAAGTCTTTATATCACCAAATATTACCGTTATAAACAGAAATACTATTTCTGACATCAGTATAACTTCTGGTGGTTCTGGATACACAGTAGCTCCAGATTTAGTTGTTGTAGATCCTTCCACAGGACTAGCATATGATAATGGTGTTGTAGTTGCTAATCTTCAAGGATCTTCTATCAGCAATGTTGAAATACTTGATGTACCAAAAGGAATTTCTGACGTTACATCTAAGATTTTTGCAAAAAATAATAGTAATGGCGTTGGTATTAGTAGTGTCTTCTCGTCACCAGCAGGTGTTGTGACGTGTGTTCTCACAACTCCAACACTTGGATTTACAGTTGACACTGCCCCGTTTGCTGTGAATGATCTTGTTTATGCTGAAAACATTTCTTTGGCATCAACTACAGGAACTGGATTTAACTCTGAAGATTATAGTTTCAACTTCTTCAAAGTAACCGCTTATAGAAACACTAATCCTGCCGAAGTTGAATTTGATATTTCTCCATATGCAACTAACGCTGGAGTTGCTCAAACAGATGGACAAAAGACTTTTGCCACTCTTGTTAATAAAAACAATTATCCAACATTCACAGTTAAACAAACCACGCTAGATTTTCTCATTGGCGAAACTATTTTCACAAAATCTGGAAATAAATTTATTGAAAGAGATTTGGTAATTACTAGTAATCTTAATGATGCTATTAAAGTTTATGGAACTTACACTTTATCTGAGGGTGAAGTAATTTCTGGCAAAAAATCTGGAACTATAGCAACCATTGAGTCTATTGATGAAAATACGGGAGTATTTAAAGTTGACTATTCTCTAGAAACTGACATTGGTTGGGCAGATGACATTGGAAAACTCAATCAAGATTATCAAGTTATTGCAGATAACGATTACTATCAAAATCTTTCGTACTCTGTCAAGAGCACTATTGAATATGAAAAATGGTCAAATCCAGTAAATAGAGTTCTTCACTCTTCAGGACTAAAGAATTTTGCTGATACTGGAATTGTCAGTGAACGTGAAGTTACTGGTATTATAACTGCTATAGCTTCGGATAGTGGTGCAGTTATTGATATTATAGATGACAAGAGAGTTGATGCCATCAACTTCTTTGATTTTGGTGTTGATGTTGATACTGCCAATAACAAGTCTAAATTTATCTCATTTAAAACTAAGAGACTCTCTGATTACATTGAGTGCAAGACTAACAGAGTTCTAACAATTGACAATTTCAACTCACAGTTCTCTAATCAAGAGAATGCAAATGAGGATGAATTTGTTAATATTGATACATTTATTGAAAATGATGGATACATCAGATATCTTATTCAGTCTATAAAACCTGACTCCAAAGATCTTCAAGCAACTGAGATTGTTGTTGTTAATACCAAAGATGATGATTTAATCACTGTTGAAAAGGCATCTATCCATAACACTAAAGATGATCTTCTAGATCTTCAAGCGGTTAAAGATAGTAATGGAAATGTTTCTTTAAAACTTACTCCATCTAATATCTTTGTTGGTGATATTGATGTCAAATTAATTAAAAATAGTTTTAACACAACTCTCGCTGGTATCGGCACTCAAGGAATTGGATTCGTTACTTTATATGGAAAGAACGTTTCAGTTAGTGCCGGTTCAACAGGAACTGTTCATGAAAGTTCTTCAGTCTTAACTAAGTCACTGTTTGCCAATATTGAAGTTTTTGACACAGTTACTAAAGATAAGACTATTGTTGATATGTACCTTGATCATGATGGAACCGATACCTATAGATCTGATTTCTATTTTGATAACAGCACTTTA